CCTTATGACTGGCACTATTTGCCTGCCATTGCCGCCGCCTTGCGAACTGTTGCAGATCAAGTGGTGCCTAAAGAATGGCCCACTATTGAAGATTACAACGAATACGAGCAAGGCGTTGCCGCTGCGCACATCAAGCATCGCAACCAAATTCTTGCCATTGCCGATGAGCTGGAGGGAAGCAATGACTAAACTATCACCCGCTGCGCAGTCCGTAGTCAATGCAGCAGTTGAAGCTGGTGGTGGATACGGAAAAGCAACGCCAGTGTTACATGCACGCTTAGCCGCTGCCTTGGAAGCTGCAGCGGATCAAGTGGTGCCGGAAACCACAACACCCTGGAACTCAACTCTCACTCCGCTTATTTCCACAAAGGACGTTCGCTCAAAAATCCTTGCCATTGCCTCCGAGCTTGAAGATCAGTAACCACCTTTTCTTAACTGCCTGTTTTGGGTTGGGGGAGCCAGCCGTTACGGGCCATGGCATCGACCGTTTCTTGCTGGGTCAGGTATAGGCGCATGAACTTGCAGGCGAGTTCCTGGAGCTGCTTGACGTCCTCGCAGGTTTGGATGTCGCGGCGGAAGCGCTCGTAGGCGAATTCTCGTTTTGCGTCCATTGAATCTTACCATGAGGACTACTACATTATGCTCGAATACGTGGCCATCGGCCAGACTGGTGATGGACTGGCTGGAACGATGGATCAGCCCCGGACCACCATCACCTATTACAAGCTGAGGCGGGATCCGGGCTACCTGGCGATCGTGAGGTACACGGCGTACCACCCCGATGGGAAGCCGATGAAGATCGGGGAGTATCTGTATCAGGACACGCCGGAGCAGTTCTGCGAGCTGGAGAAGGACATCGAGAAGGCGCTGCAGAACGGGATCGATGCCAGCGTGCTGAGCGCTTACGAATATGAAGTTTTTCCGGTGATCTCCAGCTACCTCCCATAGTGTGCTACCTTATGGAGGTCGTTCGGAGGCCAACCATGCCCCAAGCACAACTCGTTTCCTTTCAGTACAAGCAGGGCAGCGACTACCTGCACATCCACGCCATCGTGGACGATGCGATCCAGGTGCTGCCTGGCGGTCGTTTCGATCCGCCCGAATTCGGTCCAGCCATGTGCGAGACCGTCCTAGTGTTGGATGACCCCATCACAGCGGATAACGCACCAACCAATGAAGACGTGGAGCGGATGCTCCCGTGGATCAATGACTGGTCCGTGATTCCGCCCATCGAGTTTGATGAGTATGGCGATTGATCCCGTGAACAGCCCCGCCCATTACACCGGCGGGGACATCGAATGTATAGACGCCATCAAGGCGGCTATGACCATGAACGAATACCTCGGCTTTTTGCGGGGCAACACCATCAAATACATCTGGCGGTTCCGCGAGAAGGGTGGTGTGCAGGACCTACAGAAAGCTGAGTGGTATCTCAGCCGACTTATTCAAGAGCTTCAATTCGACCCATTCACAGACCCACTCGAATGACCATGTCTACACATCCTTTCGACCAGTTCAAGTACAAGAACGTTCCAGCGTATCTGGATGCAGAGGTTGCTCACCACAACCTTCAGAGGGCTGAGGAGTACAGCCGTTACGGCGACATTGCTGCATCGGTGGATGCCGCGATGGCTGATGAGGATCGCACTGCAAAGCTGCGGTTTGCCGAGGGCTGGGAGGCTGATGAAGGCGGCTGGTACACGCCCAATGGCATCTCAGAGTCTGACTGGGAGCATGAACATGGTTTTCCGTTTCCTGAGGAAATTCGTTGGGAGACTTTCATTTTTAACCGGCGGGTTGAAGCTAATTGGCTGTTCAACGACAATGGTGAGTGGTACGCACCAGATGGGACACCTGTTCGGCACTGGACTGGGGTTTTGCCGGAGTATTGCGTGGAGTATTGCGAAGCCTGATATCTGACCAGTATTGGGCGTTCTGGTAATACCTGGGGCGCCTTTTTCATCCAATCTTTCTGACCACCCATGTCTGACTACAACGTGCTTTTCGGGATCGAGCATCTCGACAGAATTTCGACGTCCATTTCGATTGCGTTTGATACGGAGACGCTCCAGCTGCAGCCCGAAGTGGGCAAGTTGCGGCTGTTGCAGCTCGGTTGTGAGGCAACGAGAACGATTATCATTATTGATTGTTTTGAGTTGGACGAGGCTGAGTGGGAGAGGCTCCGGCTCATGTTCCAGAACGGGGAGAAGTATTGGCTGGCGCATAATGCGGTTTTTGATTTGGGGTGGCTGCAGGAGCATGGGATCTTTCCGCGTGGGCGGATTGGGTGTTCCATGCTGGCGAGCAAGCTGCTGAACAACGGGTTGCCCAACCTGAAGCATGGGCTGGCGCAGGTGGCGAAGCGGTATTTGAAGGTGGATTTGGATAAGGAGCAGCAGAAGTCGGATTGGAGCGCTCCAGTGCTGTCGGAGGAGCAGATGCTGTATGCGGCGAAGGATGTGGAGGTGTTGCTGCAGCTGGATGGGTTGCTGGATCGGTTGCTGATGAATGCTGGGCTGGCGGGCGCTTATGCACTAGAGTGCAAGGCACTCCCGGCTATGGCGCAGATGTGGCGTACCGGGTTGCCTTGGAATCGGTTGGATCTTGAGCAACTTCGTGATGATTACGAACACGACATTGATGCGCTCGGCAGAGACTTTTTACGGGAATTGGATGAGGCGCTTCCGCCGGAAGAAAAGCTGCCAAGGGAAAACCCTTCGGCTAATCGATTGGCGGAACTCAGAAGACGTGTCACCGAAATGGGCCATGACGATGACACGTACCAGCGGTGGTACGCAGAAATCGAGGAGCTGGAAAATGAGCCGCCGCAATTCAACACGAGGGCTAAAGCTGTTGGTTCTGTTCGTCTTGGTACGAAGAAGGAAGCAGGTTTCAATCTGAACAGCCCTAAGCAGTTATTGCATAAATTTACGGTGCTGCTGGGGAAGCAGCCGATCGATGCCAAGACTGGGAAGCCTAGTGCTGGCAAGGCGGCGCTTCGGGAGTATGCAGCGGACCACCATGTTGTGCAGACGTACTTGGCTTGGAAGAAGGCGGAGAAGCGTCGGCAGATGGTGGAGTCGATTCTGGAGAAGATGGATCCGGATGGTTTTGTGCGTGCCAGCTATTTGCAGCTTGGGGCGGAGACCGGAAGGATGTCATGTATCAAGCCGAACAATCAGCAGATTCCGAGGGATGAAGAGTTTCGTCGATGTGTGCAGGCTCCTGATGGTTGGGTGCTTGTTGACGCTGACTTTGGTCAGATGGAGTTGCGCCTCGCCGCTGCGGTCGCCCAGGATGAACGGATGACCAAGGCGTTCCAGGCAGGGGAGGATTTGCATACGGTTACTGCTGAGGCGATTGGTTGCACGCGGCAGATTGCGAAATCTGCAAACTTTGGTTTGTTGTATGGGTCAGGTGCGAAGGGGCTGCGGAATTATGCTGGTGCGTCGGGGATTGTGATGTCGTTGGAGGAGGCGGCAAAGATTCGGGAGCAGTGGTTGAGTACGTACCAGGGGGTTAAGGAGTGGCAGCAGCAGAATGCGAATGATGCGGATAGGACGCAGACGCCGGGGAAGGGGAACATGCCGTTTATCAAGATTCCGGAGACGGGGATGCGGCGGTTTTTGCCGGGTGATATGAATCGACTGACGGTCAGGTGTAATACACCGATCCAAGGAGCTGGTGCGGCGATCCTTAAGTGTGCGCTTGGGAGGTTGTGGTCTCGGGTATTAGAGGCAGGGGAGGACACTGTTCGGATTGCTGGGACGGTCCATGACGAAATCCTGCTGTTGGTGCGGGAAGAGGTGGCGCAGGATTGGGCGGACCAGCTAAAACAAGTGATGGAAGAGGCCGAGGCTAAGTGGCTGGGTGAGATACCGCCGCTGGCAGAAGTGCAAGTCGGTAAGACCTGGGCGGAAACTCACTAGGGAGGACACATGCGGGCCAGCATTTATCGGACAGGTAACGGCTGGTCCTGCCGTGTGCAAAGAGAACTTGGGTATTACAGTACGTTGAGTGAGGCGATGGCTGCCGCGTATGCAACCGAAAACGGGGCGGCAGATCATCATGACCTACCTGCAGTACGAGATCGCCCGTGCCACCACTGCAGATTTGCAGAGGGCAGCGGAGTTCCTGGAACGGGCCAGGGAGATAAGGAGCGGCTGTCGTAAGCAGCGCACAAAGGCTAGGAAGCGGCAAGAGACTGGGTGGCGGAAGCATGTGGACGATCCAGGGCGTTGGTAGCACAGTGCTAGACTATTGCACAGCATCGTATAGCACATGGCGATACGCCACGGCAACAAAACTTACATGCAGATCCTGTTGGATCCGCACCGGGCGGCATTGCTGATGGAGCTGGCGGAGCAAAAGAGTTTACGTCCCACGGCATTGGTGCGGGAGATGGTGTATAAGGTGCTGAAGCAGGAACTGCCGTCATCGACATATAACGAAGCCGTTGCGAAAGATGAGGCGGCTTGGAGGGAGTCGGTGAGGAAGCGGGTTGAGGGGCGGATGAAACCTAAGGAAAATGTAGAGACTTAACCCCGTCTTACTGGACTATCGGGGCTACTGTGCTAATTTATGCGGGCAGTCAGCACACGCCCCATGGCATCACGCTACGCGCTCACTTTGTCGCGGCAGGACCAACAGGTTTATTTGGCCGCGTATTACGGAATGCTCCATCCGCATGATGGAATACTGTTCACCGACAAGGCGAAAGATGCCTGTTCGTATGTGACGATAGAGAAAGCTGCGGAGGTGGCACGGGCCATCGCTCCAGCGCTTGGTACGACGCCTGAAATTATGGAGGTGAACTACTGATGGATGCGTTTACGAAGTACATCAACGACATCCTGCGGTATCCGCTGCTTAATAAGGAGCAGGAGATCTTGCTGGCCCGGCAAGTGCAGGAGTGGCTGCAGGCGGAGAATCCTACGACGAAGCAGCGGAGGGTTGGGGAGAGGGCGTACCACAAGCTGGTGAATTGTAATTTGCGGCTGGTGGTTTCGATTGCAAAGCGGTATGCGCCCCATGCACGGAGGACGGAGATGGTTGACATCGTGCAGGAGGGGAATATGGGTTTGGCGCATGGGGTAAAGAAGTTTGATCCAGAGCGGGGTTATGCGCTTTCGACGTATGTGTATTGGTGGATTCGGCAGGCGATTACGCGGTATTTGAGTTGTAGTGATCGGGTGATTAGGTTGCCGTCCCATGCGGTTGAGTTGTTGTCGAAGCTCAGGCAGTGGACGCCCCAGTTTGAGGCGATTCATGGGAGGGCGCCCACGTTGGAGGAGTGTGCGGAGTTCTGCGGGACCAATCCTTCGAGGATGAGGGATTATCTGGATCGCAGTTTTGACTGTGACAGCCTGGATCGGGTTGTGACCGATGGGGATGCGTTGTTATTGGATGCGATTTCGGACGGGGAGCATCCAATGGACCAGCTGGAGGAGAGTTTTGCGGGGTTTGAGTTGGAGGAGATGCTCGGGCATTTGGATGATGTGGATCGTTCCATCGTGGAGGCGTTGTATGCGTTGAAGGGTGGGGATCCGGCAAGCTATCTTAAGGTGGCCAAGGAGCATGGGATGTCGCGGGAACGTGCCAGGCAGAGATGTCATCGGGCGTTGACGCGGCTTCGTGTGCTTGCAAACTCGAAGAACTATGTGCGCTGATGGAGTGTCCTAATTGTGGTGCGTCAGGCAAGTCCAAGTTAAAAGTCGTATCTGGTAGGTTTTCGCATCAGGTTGCTAAAACTAGGAAACGAAAATGCAGCAGTTGTGGAGAGGCTAGTTTTTGGGTTGAGATTCCTGTGGAAAGAGAGCATGTGTTTTGCTCGCCCCAGCATTGGCACATTCAAGAGGATGTGTTGCGTCATTTGATCAAATCGCTTCATGACTATGAGCAAGGCTGAATTGGTTTGGGCGACTCCTGATGCGGAGCGCTTGATGGTGAAGATGGCGCGGGTGTCAAATCCGTCCAATGAGGATAACTTTGAGACCGGACCACGGCTCTTGAAGTACCTGATTGAGCACAAGCATTGGTCGCCGTTTGAGATGGCGAACATGTGCGTCAAGATCCATACTGAGCGGGATATTGCTGCTCAGATTTTGCGGCACAGGTCGTTTTCGTTCCAGGAGTTTTCCACAAGGTATTCCAGGACGCAGCCGGCGGAGATTCCGTATTTCCGCAGGCAGGATACGCAGAATAGGCAGAACAGCTTGGATGATATTCATCCAACGAACCA